CGCGCTGACCGCTACGTCCTTCATCGGACCGCTGACGGGCAACGCTTCTACCGTTACCAACGGCGTCTACACGAACGGCTCCTACGCTAACCCGGCGTGGATAACCTCGCTGGCCACGTCGAAGATAGACCTCTCCACGGTTACGACGGCCCTGGCTGGGAAGCTCTCCAACACCGCCACGGTACCCACCAATCTCGTCGACCTCTCCACGGTTACGACCGCGCTGGCCGGTAAGCAGCCGACGGGGGACTACCTCACCCGCCTTATAGGTGACGTCCTGGCCATAGGGCCTGGCATGGCCACCGCCACGATAGCGCATGTGCCTAACGCGGCGGTCGACCTCTCCACGGTGGCGACTGCGCTCGCGGGTAAGCTCTCCAATACGGCGACTGTTCCGACGACCCTGGTCGACCTCTCGACGGTCACTACCGCCCTAGCCGGCAAGCTGGCGAAGGCCGGCGACACAATGACCGGGCAGCTCACGGTCAGCGGCTCGTCCATCACCATCGCTTCAGACCTGCTGGACTATCAGCTTATCCTGACGGGCGCGAACAAGCGCAACATGAAGTTCGATGACCGCCACGCCGACGCCTCGACGCACAACCTGGCCGAGATAGACTTCCTTCAGCTCGGCACTCTGAAACATCAGATATCGGCCTACGGCGACACCAACGCGACGTACCCCCAGGAGCTTCAGCTCGGCTCCCCTGTGGGCACCGCGTCAAAGGTCCGCATAACGGGGAGCGCGACGCTGAATCCCGACATCTTTGTGTCGTCGTTCAGCAGCGTTGGTATCAATACCGCCAACCCCAACGCGACGTACAAGCTCGACGTTAACGGGGATTTGCGCGCGGCGAACATCTACGCGGCCACTAGGTTCTATGGCGACGGCTCGCAGCTCACCGGCATAGCTGGGACAGACGCGCAAGCGCTCTTGGCCTCAACAAATACCTGGACGGCGCGCCAGGAGTTTCAGACCGTCACGTCAACGTCCGCTTGCATAAATGGCGCGTGTAGAACGACCTGGGACGCGGATACCTTGGATGGCGCGCATTTATCTGCTATTGGGCAACTTGCGTCTACGCAAACGTGGACGGGGGCGCAGATTGTGTCCAGCGCTACCATAAATAACCTTTACATCTCGACCAATGCGTACACCCCGCTAGGGCTGGGGCAGACTTGGACGTCCGTAACCGGGTCGAGAGCGGTGGGGACCACTTACACCAACGCCACCAAGGCGCCTATATTTGTGCTGGCTTCTATTCAGAACAACACTAATAACCAGGCGGTCGTGCGTGTCACGGCCTGTGGGGTGGCCATAGGTAATTGGTACACCGGGGATAGCAACTACACTTCGGTACTCGTCAACGGGCACCCGGTGTCCTTCCTAGTCCCGCCGGGGTGCACATACAGCATAACAAACGTGTCCGGCACTTCTACGACATACTCGTGGGCCGAGCTGCGTTAAGGTCATCATGGACAAAAAATGGAACGGCGCCGAGCGCCGCAGGCAAGACGAGGGCCGCTGGGAGTTCGAGCGGGACGTTATCATGTTCATGGCGCGCATAGACGAGCGCCTAGACAATAACGACGATAGTTGCGCTGACCACAAGGTCACGACGAAGGGATTGTCCCAGCGCGTCAGCAGCCTCGAGGACTTCCGCAACATCGTCATTTGGACCTTCAAGCTCGCCGGGTACGGCGCGGCCAGCGTCGGAACAGTCTACGGCGCTATCATCGGCGCGCTGAAGCTCGCCACAATCGTAGCGCATAAGGGGTAAACGTCATGACCGCAACGCAGCTTAAATCCATTCTCGATACCGTCCGGCAGCAGAAGGACCTGCGGCCCCAGGTTGACGCCGAGGGCCATGTGCTACGGACGTTCTGCAACCTCGGCCTGGACCGCATACTCGGCCTCTACGGCGCGCCGCGCATGGTCAATAGGCTCAACAGCCAGCCGCTCATGGCCAACGACATGATAGACTTCATGCGCTCGTCGACCAGGTGGGAGCGTGTAGACGGCAGCGTGGCCTGCGCGCGTGCGTCCCAGGGCGTCCTTGTTGTCGCGGCGAAGGGCTCGGACACCGCCAACGGCCACGGGCACGTTGCCGCTGTATACCCCGCGCCTGCCGAGATGTCGGGTTCCTGGGGAAAAGAGGTCCCCATGCTCAACAACATCGGCCGGCCGTTCAAGCCGAAGCCGCCGTTCTCCGAGGAGGACCTGAAGAACCGGGTGCTGAAGGCGTCCCAATGCTTCAGGACCGAACCCGAATACTTCTCCATCAAGATACAGGGCGTGGGGGCGTGAGTGGCCGACAAGCCGCCGATACCGACCGTCGGCGAGAAGTGGAACGCCGCTTATGAACGCTGGCTTCGCGGGCCTGCTCGGTCGTTTAAGGAAGCGCATGAGCGGTATCTACGCGAGCGTGACAATTTGGAGCGAGCGCGACGGGCTGTTCCCGCTCGCAAAAAAGGTGTATAATCTTTTTAGACGTAAAGACTAACAGGAGGAAGATATGTTAACTGCGATTCTGACTTTCTTCGGCAGCAAAGTCGGCCTGGTGAGCGCCGGCGCCGGCGTGGGCGCCATCGGCGTATGGGCGGGCAAGAAGTACCTGCCCAAATACTTCGGCGGCCTGATGACCAACATGGTCGCGGGGGCGTTCAAGAACGTCAACGCCATCAAGGACCCGACCCGCAAACAGCTCGTCCACAACCTCGCCGTGGACCTGGCCAAGCTGGCCGAGTACGAAATGCCCGACAAGGGCACGGGCGTCGAGAAGTACGCCAAGGTGGCCGCGCAGCTCTGCACGCTGCTGCCTTTCCTGAAGGGCCGCGACGCCGCCGTGGAGGCCATCATCGAGAGCGCCGTGACCGCGATGGACGAGGAGCTGAAGAAGGTGCAGTAGCCCGTCGGCGTAACGTGTTTTGGGTTTCGTCGGCGCCCCCGCAAGCGGCCGAGTGCTCTCTAAATGTTCCTATACGTTTGTGCATAATCATCCTAAAGGTGACAAAGAGGCCCCCGAAGCCGCTCATACCAAGAGCGAAGAACTTCGGGGGCCTCAACGCTTTCATTACATTTTATGTAAGGATTTTGCAGCTTCGCGGGCCAGCAGGCGGCGGCCATACTCCGCTATCAGCAGCGCGTCCGCGATAGCGTGGGTAATGCCGTACCGGCCTAGCTCCATGTCATAGACCGGGAACAGGGCGCGGGCCTTGTCCTGGGAGATGTTCTTGGCCCCGCTGGTCATACAGCCCAGCGCGGCCTGCCAGGTCATCGGGTAGACGTACCTGGGGCGCCCGAAATGGGCCCAGGACAGCCCCCGCAGCAGCCCGTAGACCGAGCCGAAGGTGAAGGAGCCGCCGGCGCCGTCGCCCTTGATGTGCTGCTCCTTCTCGATGAACACGAGCGCGCTGGGGTAGCGCACCCGCACCCACTTAAACCACTCGGCCAGGTCCGACTCCGTGCAGCCCGTTAGGTCCAACGACCAACACGGGCGCCCAGCGGCGTCGAGCAGCGCCATGCCGCCCTTCACGCCGGGGTCGACGCCTAGTATCATATCGGCCCGCCCGACAGATAGCAGCAGCGCTTATACTTCTTACCGCTGCCGCACGGGCAGCGCGCGTTCCTGGGCGTCCCGTGGAACTTGGCAGGCAGCGGCTCCGGCGCCGGCTCGGGCCAATTAGGCACGTCGATGTGCGGGCCTATGCCTATCGCCCTGGCCAGGTCCTCGCGCAGCGTTATAGAGTCGTCGTCCACTATGAGGACGCGCTTCATGCGTGCCCCCCGAGCTCCTTCTTCAGCTCCTCGTTGGCGCCGTCCAGCTTCAGCGCAGGCGCTTTGTCGCCGTAGACGTTATGCGTCTTAACCTCGGCGCCGCAGCCCTTCTTGGGGCACTTGGCCAGCATGAATCCGACCGACGTGAAGAACACGCGCATGTCGGCGCCGCAGTTGGGGCAAGGCACCTTCTCATGCTTCTCCCACTTACCGACCACGGGGTCCATGATGTTGACGGCGATCTCGTCGGTCTTGCAGCGGAAAATCTGTATCTTCCGCACCGGCTCATAGGCCAGCTCCATCGGCCTCAGACACAACGGGCACCTGGGCGGGTTGGTCGATATCTTGTTGAAGTTAACGAACGATTTCATTTTTGGGTCCCTCCTCTATTTTTATCCGGCGCTTGCAACAATGCAGTAGCGCGTAACGCTCCTCCGACTTCTCCTCTACCAGCTCGTCGGGCTTGTCGGGGCGTATATACTTCTTCACAACGCGGTCGATAATCGTCAGTTCAAACGCCGCGCACGTTGTAACGCAGCCTGCGGCCATCCGACAGCAGACCAGCTGCTCCCTTTCGGCCATGACCCTCTGCCCGTCTATGGTATATTTCATAGTGCTCCTTTATTTTTTGTAACGCTTTCCTGTCCAGCCCTCGGCGGCGATGGGGCAATCCGCGCCCCACGCCGGCAGCTTGCACATGGCCGCTATCATCGCTTCGTGGGGCGCCTGCTCCTTCATATTGCTGAAGGCGTCCGGCAACGTGGAGCCTTCTATGGCGCGCAGCCTATCCACGCTCACAAACCGCCGGTCCCGCTCCACTTCGCCCAGCAGCTCGTCGTGGATGGTCAGCAGAATCTCAATACCGGCGTCCTCGACGTTGAGCATGCCGTTGGCCATGAAGTCGCGTGCTATGGCCTGCACGGCGTTTTCCACCAGGGAGCCGCCGTAGGTCTTATACTGCGCGAAGAAGCCGCTGGGGTCGACTTCGACGGCGTACTTGGCGTCGGAGTTACTGAACGACGCCCAATAATGTATCTCCTGTTTCTCGCCGTAGGGCCCGTCAACGGTCTTCAGCGAGGGCCGCAGGTACCGCAGGTGCCGGCCCGACGGTAAACGCATGACCAGGTACTCGCGCGCCGGGTCCATGCCGAACACAATCTTACCGCGCGACAGGTCCCTGCCCTCTTTGTCCGTCGGCGCGTAGCACTTGCCGGGATTCAGCACGGCGTTGACCGCTGCGCGCTCCATAGCGTACCAAAGCTGCACGACCTTCTTATACTTGGTCCTGTACGTCTTGATGACGTGCTGCGCTTTGACTTCTTCCTTGGTGAAGAAGCGCTTCAGCTCCTCGCACCAAACGGTCGACGCTTCAGCCGTGTCGAGAATGATGTTGTTATCGCGGCAGCGCTGCATGAACTTGGCCCAGCCCATGCCGTAGCCCGAGCCCAGGATACCTTCTTTACCGACGGCGTACTCTTTCGCGTACTTCTGACTTTTGTCGTCGGGCTTGACTATGTCGGGGTTGCCGTAAATCTCTTTCGCCAGGTCGACGTAGAGGTTAATGCCCATCTTATACTTGGCCAGGGCGAAGTCCTCGCCAGCCAGCCAAAACAGCACGCGCGCCTCGATAGAGGCGTAGTCGGCCTGGACCAGCAGCTTGCCGGGCGCCGCCGTCATGGCGCCGCGCAGGCCGGCGCTCAATGCGTCCATAGCCTTGTCGCCGTACTTCAGGTCGAACAGGTCAGGCGAGCATACGAGCACGTCCTCGATGACCTTGTCGGCCTTGAAGCCTATGCCCTTGGGGAAGTTCTGTGGCTGCACCAGGCGCCCGCCCCAGCGGCCCGTGGACGCTGCGTGGTATTGCAGCAGGCCGCGCATGCGGTGGTCCTCGCCGGCGACCATAATCATCGTGTCATACTTCTTGGTCGAGGACTTCCCGACCTGCTGGCGAATCTTGATGACTTCCTTCACCACTTCGGACACGTCGGGGCGGGCCAGCAGCTTCGGGATGGCCACCTTATCCAACGAGCCGATCATAACCTTCTCGTCGGGCTGCCCCTTGGCGCCCTTCTTAATCTCATACACGCCGTTCACGAACAAGAAGCGCTTCATGGCGTCGAGCTTGGTCGCCCGGTCCACGAAGCCGTTGGTGAGCTTCATCAGCCTGTCGTTGAGCGACTTGGTGATGACAGCGGAAATCTCACGGGCGCGGCGCGAGGCTACCAGGTCGGCGGTAATGCCCCTGGCATTTATCCGCATGTCGAGCTCCCAAATCTTGCGCTCGTCGGGCGTAAGCTCGGGCAGGCGCTTGTCGAGCTGCTTCTCGACTTCCACGTCAACGCCGCAATAGCTGTAGAGCCGCTTGAAGTTCTCGGGCTCCTCGGCTTCGGTGATGAACGTGCCGTCCTTGCGCGGCCTGGCCAGGCGTAACATAATCGCGCGGCCTTCCAGGTCCTTCTTAACAGGCAGCCGCAGCGCTGCGGCGGCGCCAGCCAGGCTGCCCGGTAGGCCGCACCTGAAGCCGCGCGCCATCGTGCAGTCCCAATTCTTGAAGCTGGGCAGCTCCGGCCAGCCGTAGCGCTTCGAGAGGATATACCGCCAAACGTAATACTCGAACTGCGCGTTGTGCGCTATAACGAGCGCCCGCTCGTCGAGAAGATGGGAGTAGTCCTTCGCGCACCAGGCGAGCTCGCCGCGCGGGATAACGCGAACGGGCCCGCCCTCACCGACGGAGATGGCCATGCACATGATGTCGGTCGAGGGGTCCGCTGCGTACTTGGGCGCCCCGACATCGTCGAGGGCCAAGAGCGAATGGGTTTCAAAATCTACATGAGTCTTTATCATTTTAGGTTAGTCCCCGCCCGGCGTCAAACTTCTGACACCGAGCGGGGATTTACTTCACCGCTTACAGGCCCAGGCCGAGCCCGGTGTTAGCGGGGGCCGCCGCAGGCTGGGCAGCGGCCGTCGCGCCCTGCTGCGAACCGGCAGCCGCGCCACCGATGGCGTCGAGCGCCGCCGGCGGGGTTTCGATGGCGTCGAAGTCCTTCTCGGCGGCGTTCTTGCCGCTGAAGGCGTCGCCGTCGCGGAGCTTCTGCATGTTCCGCAGGCCGAACGCCACGCCCTTGTTCCCCGCCTTGTTGTAGTAGTAGGGGTTCACGGTCGCGCGGGCGAAGCAGCCGGCGTAGAAGTCCTTCGGGTCCGTCAGCGGCGCCGGCGTCTTGCCGTCGGGGCCGGGCCACGGGAACACCAGGCCGGGCTTCTGCTCGGTGCTGGCGCTCACGAAGATGATGTTCGGCCCGTAGCCGTCGTAGGTCTTCTCGGCACCGTTGCGGAACGGCAGCCTGAAGGCGAGCTGGCCGTTCGGCAGGCGGGGCCACTTGGTCGGGTCGCCGAACTTGGCGTTGAGCACCTGGGCCACCGCCGCTTCCATCTCCTTCAGGCCGGCGAGGACCTTCGGGTCGGTCTTGTCGAACAGCATGACCAGCGAGAACTTCTTCTTCGCGCCGGGCTGGTCGTTCATCGCCTTGGCCTCCCATACCACAGGGAAGCTCACGCGGAACTCGGGGGTCGTCACCTGCACGTTAACTTTGTCTTTCATGTTTTCCTTTAGCTTGGGTTAGCTTAAATGAGCCCGTCGAACAGGTTCTCATTTTTGTCTTCAGGCTGCGCGGCGCTAGGCGCGGGCAGCAGGCTCCCGAAGTCATCCTGTGCGGACGACACGGTAGCGCGGCGGGGGTCGGTGTCCACGGCTACGGTCTTACCGGCCGGGGGCTTATAGGTGAGGTGGTCTATCTTACCTCTGCCTACGCGCTTCTCGAGCTGCGCGGGGCTTATGACTTCGCGCTCTGTGTAGAGGCGGTCGCCCAGCAGCGGCTCGAATTCGCGTTTCACTAACTCCACGTCGATGTATTGCCTGTTTGATTTTTTATCGACCAGCTTATAGCCGGGGACAGGGCGACCGGCGTTAAGCTCGTTCTCTATGCGTTCCTTTATCGCTTTGAACATCTCGGACACTACGGGCTCCCAGGCCAGGAGCTTCACCGCTTCGGCCAGGGGGAGCGCGTTCGTGGGCGCCATCAGCACCGTCTTGGTGATGACGTCGTCCTTGGCGGGCGCGGTGCATGAGAAGTCGAAGCCCGCGACCTCCTGGGAGCGCTGGGCCACCGCGCGGCAGTCAGCCTTGACGCCGCAGAACTTGCACCACTCACCCGCGCGGAACAGCGCGTTCGGCAGGCGCGTATCGGCGACGTGCCGCTTCAGGCTGTCCGAGAAGCGCCGCAGCTCGACTACCGAGGTTTCCCATATACGGACGGGGCCGGCAGCGTGCGGAGCGCGGGGCTGCACGATGATGACGCGCACCTTGTCGAACACCCAGCCGGCGAAGGAATCCATAGCGCCTATGGCGTATATCATCCCCTGCTCGTTCTCCTCGGCCTCGACGGCGACGCCCTTGCCGTACTTCAGGTCTATCACTTCGAGCGTGTTGCCCTTCTGATAGACGTTAGCGTCGCTGGTGCCGTACAGGTGCTCGTCGACGGACTTGGCTATGACCTTCTTCTCGACTTCCAGCACGACGGGCGCCGGGCGCCCCTCGGCCTTCAGCGCTTCGACACGCTGCCTGACGGTGTCGACGTAGAGCAGCACGCCGTCGACCATCTCCTCGTCCACGGTTATCTTAAAGTCATCGACTTCGATGACCTCGTCGACCATGTCGAGGAGCTGGGCCTTGGTCATCTGTCCGCGCAGCACCTTCTCACCCAGGGTATGCGCGCAGGTCCCCTCGGCGGCGTATATGCTGGACTTCCGCTCGGGCAGCGCGGCGTTAGCCGCGACTGACCCAGGGCAGTTTATCCAGCGCTTCGCCGCGCTCGGGGAGATGTTAGAGTGAAGGCCCATGTTATCTATGCGCGGCTATCAGGCCGCCCAGCCACTCTATCCACTCGACGCGCTGCGCGTGCACAAGGTCCTGAAGTTTGCCGACCTTGTAGTGATTCTGCATACGGTCCATCAGCGCGACCTTGCCGGGCGGGGTGTCGTTCTTGGTCAGCAGCAGGTACTTCTCCGTGACCTCGAACAGCACCTTGGACGATTCGGCCTCGGTGTATTCGCGCTTCGCGGGCGCCGGGGTAGCGGCCGGAGCCGGGGCAGCGGGGGCCGGCGCGGCGCCGGTCAGGCCCAGCATGTCCATGCCCGTGTTAGCGGCGGCAGGGGCCGGGGCGGCGGCCGGAGCGGCTGCGGGCTGCTCGGCCGGGGGCTGCGCGGCGGGGGCGTCGGCGGCCTTGCGGGCGGCGCGCGATCGCTTCGGGGCGGGCTCCTCGGCGGCGGGCGCGAGCGCAGGCTGCACCGGGGCGCCGTTCTTCACGCGCAGGTAGGTCGTGGCCTCTACGGCCAGGTCCGTGAGTGCGTCTATCAGCTTGTTCAGCTTGTTCAGTTTATCCATTATATGTTCTCCTCTGTTTCGGCCACCTTGGGCTGGTCGACCAAATTGTCGTAGCGGCGTCTTACCGCGTGATTCTGACGCCGCGCGTTGTCGGGCTGCGTCGTAACCTTAAAATTGTCCTTGCGGTTATTGAGGCCGTTGCCGTCCCTGTGGTCTACCACCAGGCCGGGCAGCGCGCCGGCTATCTCGCGGTGCATATACGTCTTCTTGCCCCGCCCTGGGCCGTTGCGCTTGGCGTAATACTTCGGCTTGCGGTCAGCGGCCGAACAGCGCTCGATGAACCAATTGTAGCCCTTCAGGCGCTCGTAGTCCTCAACGTCGAGGACGACGGTAAAAATCTCGCCCTTGCGCTCTATCAACATGAAGGCGTCGGTGCCCATTAGATTAAGCCCTCCATGAGTGAGAGAGTTTCGGGGGACATCATGCAGCACTCGGGGCCCACCGGCCGCACCAGCGAAGACGCCCGCTCCACCTGGCGATAGCAGGCGTGAATCGTATGGGCCTTGTTGAGCTGCACGCCCATCATAGCGCTTTCCAGGGTGCCCTCGACGAGCGGCATATAGACGTTGACGGGCCTGGACATATCCATGCCCATGCGGCGAAGCCTGCGGATATTCTGCTGAATCTCCTCGGGGGACCACTCTTGCTCGGCGAAGACGATGGTACGCGCTACCTTCTGAAGGCCGTCCAGGCCCGTGCCGGCGGCCTGTATCTGCCCCAGGAAGCAGCAGCAGTCCTTCGACGTCATGAAGTCGCGCTTCGCGGCGTCTTTGGCGTCGTCGGTCATCCCGCCTTTATAGGTGACGGGGCATTGGTGCCCGAGCGCCTGGTCTAGCTGCCGGGCCACTTCGGTATGCTTATAGAACACTACGACCTTTTCATGGCCGGCGTCTATCAGGTCGTCGATGAAGTCAGCCACGGGCTGCACCTTGGCCAGGCCGAGAGCTTTGCGCATGCGCGACGTGTCGCCAAGCTGGGAGAAGTCTTCCAGCGTCGGGGATAGGTACATGTCCCTGTTGGATATTTCGGACTCGAGCTCGAGGAGCTTGTCGAGCTCGGCGCGCGGCAGCTCTATCGGCATAGGGCGAACAAGCGCCGGCGGGAGCTGTAGCCCGATGGCGGGGTCATCGGCCAGGCGCCGTATCATGACGCCGGAAAGTATGCGAGAGAGCTCGGCCAGGTTGGAGGCGCCGCGCGTGTTCATGCCACGGCCGGGGCCTTCCCAAAACGCGCCGCAGAAGTGCTGCGTGAACGACGACCAAGAGGCGTACTGCCCAAGCTTATCCTTGAACAACGTGGCCAGGACGGGATACATCTCCGACGGCCGATTCATTATCATCGTGCCGGACATGGGCCACTTGAACGTAGCGCTGCGCGCCAGGCCGCCGTCGCCGAAGATAGCCTGGGTCCGCTGGGACTCGGGGGTTTTGCAGAAGTGGGCCTCGTCGAGGATTATACCGTCATAGGCGCCCGCCGGGAACTTCTTATTGGCCGCAGCGTTGTAGCTGTCGATGATGAAGCGAGAGGCGTCCAAGCCGCACTCGACTATCTCGCGCTTCCAATTGGAGCGCACCGACGCCGGGCATACGACGGCCACGCGACGCAGGTCGCGCAGCTCGCAGGCAGCAAGGGCCTGCACGGTCTTGCCGAGGCCCATGTCGTCGCCCATTATGGCGTGGTAGTTGTTGGCTAGGAATTCAGCGCCGACGCGCTGGAAGGGTAACAGTTCTTTTTTCATAGCTTTCGCTTTATAGTCCCGGCCGTCCTCTGTTACGGCCTTATAGTTTTTACGTCTTACTTCCCGTCGCCGCCCCCGCACATCTTGGCGAGATAACCGAACTCACGCTTCAAAACTTTCAGCAGCCACGGGTCTTCGCGCGTTGCCACTACTTCCGGCGCCGGCGCCTGCACTTTGCTGCGGTTCAGGTATTGTAGCAGACTCTCCGTGGTCTTGTCAACACATTCTTTTACCGCCCGACGTAAAATCGGGTCGCTTTCAGGTATTGACTTGTGCCACGGAAAGCTCATGGTCACTTTGTTTACGCCGTCCACGGTGACGACTATGAGCTCCTGATAGTCCTCAAAATTTTCAATCTTGAAGACGTTGCCCTTCAGCAGCGGCGTGGTCATTATTGTGGTCTTCATTATCTCGCCCCCAGGTACGCGCAGGCCACGCCCAGCGCTGATATCGCCAGCACTATCACGAAGACGCCGGTCCAGGTCAGCGGGCGCTTGCCCGTTCCCCGCTCGTCCGCTTTATACATTATACCCATGCTGTCCTCCCATAAAAATATTCCTCGTACAAGTCCATGAACGTC